CGTTATAACAGAAATCAATTATTTCTGCTCTTAATGCTTCTGGAATTCTACCTACACAGGCCTTTGTCATTATAGTCCTGCTGCCTCACATGCTGATCTAACCGCATCAACTTCTTCTGCGTTGTTAGCAAACACTTTCATCCAAAACTTAGCGTTAATGATATCGTCAATCATCTTCACTTGTTCACTGCTAAAGCGAGTAAGTAGCTGATCACCTGTATCGCTCAAATATAACAACCAAGGACTAATCTTAGCACTCCTGATGTCATGCACAGCTCGTGGTGTACTAACAACTTTGAAATATTCTTGCCAGTCGCAACTATTATCTTCGGCCCATTCTGCAAGATAAAGTATACTACGCTCTAGTGCGCGAAGGCCAGTTTCCTTCTTAACATACTCTAGCAAGAACTCATTGTATAGTGAGTCCTTGCTCCAGTCTGTTAACTTCTTCCCGTTCTTAATTAGCCACTCTGCAAAACGCTCTGGTGCTAGATATTCATTGCGTACACAGCTACGCCCAAACTTAACAAAGCCCTCATAGTACTGACTACGGATAAAATCTTCCATACTCTTAGTTTTTGCTGCTGTGGTGTTAAGCTCGTAAAACAGTTGAAACACACGGTAGCCCAAACGAACATGCGTCATTTCTCTGTCGGCCCAGCGGCGTTTCTTTGGACACATGTGGGCGCTTAGAGTACGCTCGTTGCGAAACTCCTTTTCGCACCACTTACAGGCAGTGTCACTTTCCAAAGATGTCTTTAATTGACTTGTCATCGTATCCGTGTGCTTCCGCTAGTTTAGCTAAGTCTTCTTTGGTATTGATTGTTAGCAGCATGTCTACTTCTGAACTCTTAAAATGTGGGTATATGCTACTAACAAAATCTCGGACTTTGTCCTTCTTCTTTTTACTATTGGGCGGTTTAATGTAAGGATGGAATTCTACTTTACCAGAACCGGCGGCTGTCATTAGTAACCATTGTAGTTCAGGATGCTTGCTAACGTCACTGAAGTTTTTGTTAACAAGTTCATTAATCATAAACAAATAATGAGCAGCATTACGCCCTTGTGCGCTGCTAGCATATCGCATCATCATCCATGGCACAAATGCCTTCTTCTGTTCATCAGTCAAGCGACTATAAAAGCCTCTGTCCTTTTTGTCCAGAGCTGCCATAATATCCTTTAGAGCAATAGCAGGTTCTTTTTTAGTTGTCATAGTGTAATATCTAAATCTATCTGTTCCCACGGCAAATGGTCTTTACCAAAGTGTCCGTAGTTTGTAGTATCTGTTAATTGTACACTAAACAGGCCGAATCTGTCAATGATTTCTTTGGGGGTTAGTCCAACATTTTTAATGACCCAGTCGGTTAGTGCGCGGCTGTCGCCATTGCTCTCGATATAAAAACTCATTGGTTCTTTAACGCCGATCGCATAACTAATCTGGCACGTAGCCCAATCTGCATGTCCACTTGCAACAATGTTCTTAGCAATGTAGCGCATCATATAAGCGGCGCTGCGATCTACTTTGGTAGGGTCCTTTCCACTAAAAGCACCACCGCCATGAGGACTATAGCCGCCGTAAGTATCGACGATGATTTTTCGTCCTGTGAGACCCGCATCACCATCAGGGCCGCCAATAACGAAACGGCCAGTAGGATTAATGTAAAACTCAGTGTCATTATCTAGTAACTCCATTTCAGGCATAGATTGTATAAAGCTCTTTACGTTAGCACGAACATCATCGATACTAATCCAGTCTGCATGTTGTGTGCTGCACACAATCTTTGCAATGCGTACAGGCTCTGCATCATCATTGTATTCGATTGTTACCTGCGACTTTGCATCTGGTCCCAACCAATCTGTACCATTCTTTCGATGGCGGGTAAGCATTTCAACAATGCGATGACTTAGATAGATAGCCAAAGGCATATAGTTAGGTGTTTCACGACAAGCATAACCAAACATGAGACCCTGGTCGCCTGCACCAAAGTCGTCTGTGCCTAGTGCAATGTCTGCACTTTGTGGATGCAACTCGTTATAGATTTTTAGATGCTGCCAGTGGAAGCCTTCTTGCTCGTAACCAATATCCTTAACTGTGTTACGCACAATGTCTGCAATCACAGACTTATCAATTTCTTTGGTGCTCTTATACTCACCGGCTAGTGTTACCATGTTAGTGGTGACTAGTGTTTCTACTGCGGCGCGGTGAGCGGGATTCTTATCCAGAATGTATGTAGCAACAGCATCACTGATTAAATCAGCAACCTTGTCAGCATGACCTTCACTCACGCTTTCACTTGTAAAAAAATAACCCATTATTCATCCTTGTTATATGTAATGACGCTAAATGTTTTAACGCCTTGTTCTGTTAGTTTAACTGAGCCACCTAGAAATACTAGATCAATAACTGATGCATAACATACTTCGATTGGATGTACATTAAACTTTTTAAGCAACTCAACAATAGCTAATGCTGTTCCGCCTGTGGCACTCACATCGTCTACAATAAGAACATTGCTAGATCCAGCTAGAGGTGTATTTTCTTTCATATGCAGGCTTGTGCTAGCATACTCGTACTCAAAGTTATAGCCAATTGTGGGCGGCGGTAATTTACCCGGCTTACGGACCAAATGGAGCGGAACACCTAAATTAAGTGCAACTGGACCGCCCCAAATAAACCCTCTAGCATCGGCTGCTACTACATCAGTAATATGATTAGCCCTAGCAAACGCTGTAATAGCGTCTACAGTGGTTTTAAATGCAGCGGGCTTATACAGCAAGCTAGTAACGTCTTTGTACTGTACGCCCGCTACAGGGAAGTCTTGTATAGGAGTAATATCCTTCTTTAAGTTAAACGGATCTGTGTTGATCATTAAATCAAATCCCCAATGTCAATATCCTGTACTTTGTTTGCTTCTTTAACAAAATAAGCACACTTAGGCTTAGGACCGTTTTCTAAAGGTACAGCAAGCAAGTGGCCATTCTTTAACTTAGGAAAATACCATTTTACATCTTGATAGATATTAGTGATTGCAATTTCACACGCACTAATAGACCTAGTTGCTAGAGGATTCATAACCAATGCTTGAAATCCTCTGTTGTTTAAACTTGCCAAAGGAATAACTTCAAATCCGCTATATTCCTCATCGCAAATTAGTATACTCCAATCCATGGGCATCTGTACAGTCTTGTTACCAATTTGCAAACAGATCGCAGGAGCGTGAAAGCTTTCTAAAAAGATCAATGGCAGGAAGTAAAAATCAATATCGCTTTTATTACTTGCATCCAAAACACAATACCTAATATCGTCTATTTCATTAGGTACCGTATCTAAATCATATGTTTCGTTATCAACTGTTAGTATCTTCATTTTGTTTCCACATGTTTTGTTAAATTAATTATTTGTATTCAACTTTAGTCATAGTATATCTAAAGTTTTGCTCTTTATAATATTCTTTACGCTTGGTCATGTGCCGCTTGCTGTACTTTAAGTTACTAGTAAGGTCAACAACTTGCAAGTAATTCTTATCTTCTGCTTTACGAATGCCGCGGCCGATACTCTGGATAACGCGAACAAAACTCTTACCAGGCTCTAGAAGGACCAAGTTAAAAATTCTCGGTATGTTAATACCTACTGCGGCAACACCATATGTGGCAACAATGATCTTATTGTTTGCGTCAGACACATCGTCGTATTCTTTTTGTCGATCAGATGTTTTCATTTCGCCACTAATGAATACCCACTCGGGGTTACGCTCCATTAGCAGGTCACCTGTTGCGATACGATCAATCAGTACCAGTGTATTACCACTAAGACTGAGTCCGTTAACAATACTACTTACTTGGTCCATGCGTTTAGAATCAGTTACCAACCACTTGAGCTCTTGTGCATAACTGCTAAAGCCTAATACACCGTCTTGCAATTGTAAAATGTTAATGTCCAGGTCTGCAAGCACACCCTTATCTTGTAGTTCCTTACTGCTCAAGTTACCAATCACAGGACCAATGCAACACACACAACCTACTGCTTCAAACTCGTCCTTGGGGATAGTACCAGTTAGCCCCCAACGAATAGGTACATTGCGGAAGATGCCACTAAGCTGATCACGCAGTACGTCTGCTTTAGCTTTGTGTACCTCGTCAACCATAACACACACAACCCCATCAAGGAATTGTTCTACGTCTATCTCTGCTTCACCCGCTTTTGTTTTCTTTTCTAGAATAGCAAGGCTT